TTTAGCACCTGAAAGGTGGTGAGATAGTGGGTTTTTTAGATTGGATTAGTGGATTGTTTGGATCAAAAAATTCGATAACGTTAACTGAATTTCAAAGGCTGGCAACAAGCGCGTATTACAAACGACTGGCAATTGAAACGTGCATTGATTTGATCGCGAACACGTTAACCAGGTGTGAGTTTCAAACATTCGAGAGAGGAAAAGAAATACGTGGGGAAAATTATTTTTTGCTTAATGTGCAGCCGAATCAAAATCAAAATTCATCAGAGTTTATACACAGTTTGGTTAATCGGTTGATCATGCAAAATGAATGCTTAGTGATTATGCAGAATGATCAACTTTATATTGCCGATGGATGGGTAAAAAATGAATTTGCATTGAAAGAAAATTATTATACAGAAGTTCAGATGGGCGATTTGACTTTTCAAAAAGTCTTTCGTGAATCGGAAGTCTTATACTTTAAGTTGAATGATCGAAACATCATGGAGGTAATCAACGGGCTGTATGAAGATTATGGAAAATTGATTTCTTCTGCGATCGGATACTACAAACGCAAGAACAATAAACGAATTTTGATCAAGGGCGATTTCTTACGTCCGCAAGATGAGGAAACACAAAAATTGATTAATGAGATGTTTGAAAAACAATTATCTGATTGGTTCAATGCGGACAAGCCTGGCGTTGGTTTCCAGGTGCAAAAAGGATTTGATTTTGAAGACATGAGCGATAGTAAAAGCGGCGTGGCGCAAAATAGTACAAGCCGCGATATTGCCGATCTTGTGAATGACGTGATTAATTATGTTGCAATGGCTTTTCACGTTCCTCGCGGACTACTGAAAGGGGATATTGCAGATGTAGAAAAGCACATGGATGCTTTTCTTTTATTTTGTATAAAACCAATTGCGGAACTAATTGAGGATGAATTCAACCGAAAGATGTACACAAAACAGGAGTTTTTGAATCGAACGTATTTAAAAGTGGATACGAACAACTTGAAGATAGTTGATATTACACAGTTGGCTGCAGCTGCGGATAAGTTGTTTGCGATTGGCGGCTTGTCGATTAACGACATTTTAACGATGCTTGGGAAGGAGCCGATTGATGAAGAATGGGCGAACAAACGATACGTAACCAAGAACTATCAAGAAGCCTCGAAAGGAGGTGAAGGGGATGGTGAAGAAAATGGAGCTGCCTAAAATCAATAAACGTTTTGAGGTATTGAATAAAGCTGATAATGATGAAGCTGATATGTATCTTTACGGTTCTATCGGTTCTGGCTGGTTTGCCGATATTTCATCGAAAGATGTGAAAGCCAAGTTGGACAACATCACGGCGAAGATCATTAATGTCCGCATTAATAGTGGTGGAGGGGATGTATTTGAATCGATCGCCATCCACAATTTGTTAAAAAATCATAAGGCCACAATTAATATTCATATCGACGGCTATGCTGCAAGTGGCGCAAGTGTCATTGCAATGGCTGGTGACAAAATCATTATGCCGAAAAATACTATGATGATGATTCATCGTGCTTGGACATTTGCATATGGCAATGCTGCAGAATTGAGAAAGATTGCGAATGACTTAGAAAAAATTGATGTGGCCGTAACAGAAAGTTATACTTACCGTTTTGTAGGAGAGCGCACGGAATTGGAAAGGTTGCTTAATGAAGAAACATGGCTAACTGCTGAAGAATGTAAAGCGTTAGGTTTTTGTGATGAGGTAGTGGATGAAATTGAGATTACTGATGAGGAAGATGAACAAGAAGAAACATCTGCAAAAGAGGAAATTCTAAACAAATATATTGCTGCATCTCTTGATGGGGAAGTGGTGGCAAAAACAGTTACGCCAACGATTGAAAACAGTCAAAAACAAGAAGAACAAGAAAAGCAAATGAATAATAATGTAAATCTAATCTATCAATTTTTAAACTCTTTTACACGGTCAGATAACTGACGGTGTTTTTTATTGCAAAAAAACTTTAGGAGGTAATGAAATTGGCAATCAAAAATTTAGACCGAGAATTGAAAAACGAAGCACAAATGAAGGAAGAACTTTTGAAGGCTATGAATAGTGGTGATGAAAAAGAATTGGCGGAAGCTCTTACGAAGTTCGCTAATTCGATTCAGGAAAACATCATTGCAGAAGCGAAAAAGGCGGTAAATGAGGATTTAACCGATCAGCAAGCTATGGCTGCCAGAGGACTTAAACCGTTAACGAAAGAAGAAATGGCCTATTACAATGAGGTTATCCAAGGACAAGGTTTTGACGGGGTGGAAAAACTGGTTCCGCCAACTGTTATTGATCGTGTTTTTGAAGACTTGGTTCGTGACCACGAATTATTGCAAAACATCGAATTCGTGAACACGACAGGGATCACGGAATGGATTTTGAAAAAAGGCGACATTCCAACAGCTTGGTGGGGCAAGCTGACTGCCGAAATTAAAGAAATTTTGGATGAAGGTTTTGAAAAAATCAGTACAGAATTATTCAAGCTTTCTGCCTTTCTACCGGTTGCAAAAGCAATGCTTGATTTGGGCCCTGTATGGCTAGATCGTTATGTACGCACTGTTTTAACTGAAGCTATGGCAATTGGGTTGGAAGACGCGATTATTCGCGGAACTGGAAAAGAACAACCGATTGGGATGATGAAAGACTTAGCTGGAGCTGTTGTTGATGGTGTATACCCTGATAAAACGCCAACAGCCTTAACCGATTTATCGCCTAAGTCTCTTGGAAAAAATGTCATGGCCCCACTTACGAAAAACGGAAAACGAAAAGTCAGCCAAGTGTTGTTTGTAGTCAACCCGTTAGACTATTGGGAAAAAATCTTTCCTGAAACTACGATTCTCACTCAAAACGGCACTTATGTTTACGGAGTGCTGCCTATCCCTGCAAAAGTGATTCAATCAGTCTCTGTTCCACAGGGTAGACTTATTGCAGGGCTCGGAAAAGACTATTTCTTGGGTGTGGGCTCTTCTCGAAAAATCGAATACAGTGATGAAGTGCGAATCATTGAGGATGAACGTGTATACGTTACAAAGCAATACGCGAATGGCCGCCCGAAAGACAATGACAGCTTCTTAGTCTTTGACATTACCAATCTCGGCACAGAAACACCGACTCCATAATGACAAGGAGTGAAGCAGTATGAAATATCCTGTTTTAAATGATTTTATTGAAAAATATCACAATGGCGCGTTGTATAAAAAAGGCGATTTGTACCCAAAGGAGGGATTTGAAGCGGATCCGGAAAGGGTGAAATATCTTCAAAGTGAGAAAAACAGCTACAAAATTCCTTTTCTGGGTCATGCTGCAGAAGAAAAACAAGTAGAAGGGTCTACTGATGAGAAGAAAAGCAGTAAAAATAATACACGCAAGAAAACACCTGCTAAAAAGTAGGTGATTTTTTATGGATGAACAAACATTACAGCAACTTCTTTCTGATTTGAAAGAGCGATTGCGGATCACGTGGAATGAAGAGGACGAGCATTTAAAAAAGTTAATCCAGCGATCGGAGGCGTATTTGTCTGAACTGACAAATGCGTCTTTTGATTTTTCAAAAGAAGAATGGCCAAAAGAAATTCTTCTGGAACGCTGCAGATATGTATATAACAATGCAACCGATGAATTTGAAATAAACTTTCACCATGAATTATCCAGGCTTATTTTATCTGTCGCCATTGGGAAAGTAGGTGTCATCCGTGGCAGTGAAACCATATCGGGAGACGTTCAATGATGGGTTCCTTTCATATGGTCACAAACAAACCCAACGGACCCAAAATGGCAAACGTATCGGAGATGTTTTCATAGAGAAAGGGAAATTGGCGTTTCAAGAAATGTCTTGTCGAGACCAGGATTACCAAATGACTGGCATTATGGGAGCTAGTTTAGATCGAAAGGTCAAGACTTTATACCCACCCTCTTTTCGGTCGATCAACAAAAACAAATTGAAAGTTGTGATCAACAACATTGAATATGATGTTATCACGGTTGATTCTGACAGAATGTATTTGTATTTCTACCTGCAGGAAGTAGGTGTGATCAATGAATGAAAAAACGAAAAGGTTTATGCGTGAGCAAATTGATGAATTAGTCAGCGGTTTAAAAAGTCATTTTGGACTACCAGTTTATGAAGACGAAATTGCTGAGGATGAGGAAGAAACATTGTCAGAGTACAACTGTTTTGTTTTCGAAACTGGAGAATTTCGCACGACGAACGCTATTCGGAAAGTCACACAAGATATTTATATTTATTACTATTCGGAAAACCGAGATGATGTTGATGAACAAACGATTGATATTATTTCTGTTATCTCGTCCATCAAAGGTGTTAATTTTGTCAACACAGTTAAAGAACGTCTTCAAGAGAAAGACACTGATCGCTATGTGGATAGGGTGACACTTGTTTTTAGGCGGGTGATCCCAATTGAGTGTTAAGTTTGAATTGGATTATAAGGCGATTGAACGACTTGAAAAGAAAATGATGCAGCTTCCAGGAAAAATGGAAGGGGCTGCGAATGATGTTTTGCATGTTGACGGTGTCAGAATCGCAACAGAAGAAATCACAAGACTTCTTCCCGTTTCAAAACAAAATGGGAAGATCAGGAATAAACGTCATGCGAAATATAGCAATTGGAGTAGAAGCGAAAAAATTAATCTTGGTTTTGTAATTAAGGCAAGAGGCGGGGCCGCGAACAAAAAAGGTAGCTTTGGCTATCTTGTGTTTCCGAATGAGGGACGAGGCGCTCACAACCCTGTTGAACAACGTTTCATGGAAAGAGGGTTGAAAGCTGCAACGCCCAAAATTTTATCAAAGCTTCACGAAAAAGTAGACAAAATTTTAAAGGAGGAATTGTAATGCCTACTGTTGTACAGGAATTTGATGCTGTATCAATCAAAAATGCGAGTGTTCAATTTATTAGTGGAGGTACACCGCAACAAGGGGAAAAATTCGGCTGCATGGGTTCTATTGAAGGTGAAACAGAAGGAATTGAAATCGTGAAAATGTGCGAGGGTGTTGAGGCGAAACGGAAATTTAAGCCGAACAAAATCAACCTCACGGTCAACGCACACATTCCAGTAAAGGTGGCACGTGACTATTTTGGGCTGAGAACAGAAGGGCTCAAACCAGGAATTTGGGCATATGGCGAGCTTTCAAAAGGTAAACAGTTTATTCTGACAGCCGATGTGATTGATGAGTTTGAAGACGTTGTAAAATTGATTGCTTTTCCAAATTGCGTAAATTCAACCGGTTTTAGAATTTCTATCGAAAACGGTGCTGATGAAGTAGCTATGCTTGAAATGGAATTTACGGCATTGAAGGATAGCTTGGGAAATCTATATTACGAAGCGTTTGTTGATGAGTTAGAAGATCAAACAGTTGCTCAACAATGGCATAAACAATTTACGCCGGACTTAATTAAAGAAGTTCCAACACCTTAATTTAAGCTCCTATTTTAGGGGCTTTTTTGTTTTTTAATAAAGAAAAGTGAGGGGAAGAGAATGAAAGTAAGAAAAGTAACGCTGAAAGATGTTGAGGTTCGTGAAGTGAATGGTGAGTTTGAAAAAGTGTTTGTCAATGAAAAGGCGTATCCCGTTTTTCTTACAAATTACGCTTTGAAAAAGGGGAAAGAGCTAGGACTCATTGAAAGCTCCCTATTCAGCAGTCTTTTGAAAATGAAGGGCCTGGAAAACCTAGCTGATCTAAAAAACGATGATTTCAAAGACATTGATCCAGATCTTTTTGACCAAATTGACGAAACCAAAATGCAGCAGGTCATATATTTGGCGTTTATTGGAGCTAACAAAAACGCTGATCTAACTTTTGATGAGTTTTTGGAGAAATATCATGAACCAATTGACGAAACGATGGAACTATATATGAATCTCATTTTTGACCTGGTGGCATCTGATCCGAACCAGTTCGCAAAGGGTTTGCAACAAAGCACGAGCAAAAGTAGGAAAAACGGAAAAAAGTCAAATCACCGACGCTAAAAATTGAATGTGTCGAGGATTTGTACGTTTTATATTGTCTTGGAGCAGGAATTGACCCGGAAACTTTTTGGCATGAGCCGATTGCATCGGTCGAGCGAATATACCAAGGGGCATTGGCGTTTGAAGGATGGCGCAATAATCCAAAAGAAGGGTAGGTGAGACTGGTGGCAAATTCGGAAGTAAAAGTAACCTTTAAGGTTTTCAATAAAGAATTTAATGCTGCAATAAAAGAGATGAATCGCGAAGCCCACAAGCTCCGACAAGAAATGAAATTGCAAGAGGAGCAATTGAAAAATACGGCTAGCGAATCGCAAAAATATGCGGCAAGATTAAACAACTTGCAGCAGCTTTACGAAGTCGCGCAAAGAAAAACACAAGCAACTGCAGAACAGTTAGAAAAGATTAGACGTCAGTTCGGTGCGAACTCAAACGAAGCTAAGCGGATGGAAATAGAGCTTTTAAAGGCTCAGGCAGCTGAACAACAATTGGCAAACCGAATTGATGAAACCAGTCGGAGCCTACAGCGCGCCAAAGATATGGAACGTGCTCGGACAAGTGAAGTGGCTAAAGCTGAAAAACAGCTTCAAGTACTCCGACAAGAAGAGGATAGACTTAGAGCGACAACTGAAAAAATGAATGCGGCGCACGATCTCCAACGCGCCAAACTCGGTGCAAACGCATCTGAATCTGATAAACTACGCCTGCGGATTTTACAACTAAATCAAAGCTTAGATCAAACCATCCAACAAACTCGTTTGTATGAACAGCAATTAGAACAAGCAAAAAAGGCCTATGGTCAAAATTCAACTGAAGTAAAAAATTATGAAACTAAATTATTACAAGCTCGTGCTGCAGAAGAAAAACTAGCACAAGAAATTAGGCAAGCTAATCAACAGTTACGAGAGCAAGAAAGTGTCGCCCGCCGGGCTGCAGATTCATTAAACGGTATAGGCAGTAGAACACAACAAATCGGCCAATCCATGGTCAGTTCGTTTGCTCCGGCTGCGGCGGCAACCGGTTTTGCTTTTTATCGCATGATTGAGGGCGCTCGCGATTTTGAAAAGGAAGCAAGACGGGCGGCTGTACTCACTCAGGGTTCTTATGAAGAAGTCTCAAAATCCATTCTGGATATGGCGAAGGATTCAGTATATACCAGTGCAGAAGTAGCGGCTGCATTCGCAGAGTTAGGAGCAAAAGGGTTCGATGCGTCTAAAGCAACAGAAGCATTACCAGGAATTTTGAGTGCAGCTGCAGCTAGCGGAGAAGACTTAGGTCTTGTAGCAGACACCATTACGTCTGCATTGAATGCGTTCGGACTTAAAGCAAGTGAAAGCGGTCGTGTGGCAGACGTATTGGCACAAGCCGCAAACGAGTCGGCAGCGGGCGTGTTAGATATGCAATATGCCTTCAAGTACGCAGCTGGCCCGGCGGCTCAACTTGGATATGAAATTGAGGATTTGGCGGCGGCTGTTGGGATTATGGTGGATGCCGGCCTATCTGGGGAACAAGCAGGTACGACTTTTCGTGCAGCTTTATTGCGTTTAGTTGATCCTCCAAAAGAAGCGAAGCAGCAACTTGATCAATTGGGGGTTTCAATAAGAGATAGAAACGGAGAAATGAAGCCGCTGTCACAAATTGTAGGAGAACTAATAAAAGGTATGGATGGCATGACCAATGCCCAAAAAGCAGCGGCGCTTGCAACAATCTTCGGAACAGAAGCCGTTTCAGGAATGATGTCCTTAATATCTGCAGGACCTGCTGAAATTGATAAAATGACTGCTGCACTCGAAAACAGTGCTGGTGCATCTCAAAAAGCGGCCGATCAAATGCTGGAAGGCTGGGCTGGATCCCTTACCAAAATGGAATCGGCTTTAGATTCTGCGTCCAAGGATTTTGTCAATTCATTGGCTCCTATTATTGAAAAAGTCGCTAATTTAATTGAGCAGATGGCCAATAAATTTATGAGCCTTTCTCCTACAACGAAAACTGTGATTGCTACAATAGCCGCACTTGTTACAGCTTTGTTAACGCTGGGAACAGCGGCAGGCTTTATCGTTAGCTCCATTGGCGGAGTTATTTTAATATTAGGAAAGCTAATTGGTTCGTTTAAAAGAGGTAGTCAAGAGGCCAACAAATCAAAAACTATTTTCGGATCATTTGGGAAAACAGTCGGGTCATCCACTTCAAAGCTTAGTTTATTCAGTAAATCAGCAAGTATGTTGCTTGGTCCTTTACGATTATTAGGATCTTTATTCTTGATGTTACTGCCTCAAATTGTGATGTTTATCGCACGTAATGAAGAAGCGAGAAAGGCCATCTCTAATGCATGGAATTCTATTGTTCAAGCTATTCAGCCTATTTTGATTCAACTCATGAACGCTTTTCAAAAGCTGAAACCGGTTTTTGAAAACATTGGGTCATCATTGGGAACAGTATTTGCGACATTAGTGAAGACTGTGACAGGCCTATTGAGTTCGCTGGGCCCAACTTTATCAAGCTTGGCATCTAGTTTAGGTGCAGTCTTTGCGTCTATCGTCCAGGTTGGAGGGAACTTGCTAACATCCTTAACGCCTGTTTTCCAGGGCATTTTATCAATTGTTAACAATGTTCTAGTTGCTTTACAGCCGGTTTTTGATGAATTTGCAATGATGTTTGCGGAATTAGCTCCGCAATTCCAACAAACCGGCACAATATTGGCTCAAAGTTTTCAGCAATTACAGCCGGCGTTACTGCAGCTCGGACAAGCTCTAGCTGAATTGGGATTAGCGCTCGGTCAAGTGTTTGGCCAATTGGCACAAAGTGTTTTGCAAATCATTTCAGTGTTGTTGCCGCAATTGGTCAATACTTTTGCGACTATATTCCCGATGATTTTGCAAATTGCTATGTCTGTGTTACCGGTCATTACGCAGCTGATTCAAGCGATCATTCCGATCGTTCTTCAAATTGTGACTAGCGTATTGCCGGTACTTCTGCAAGCTGTTCAAGCTGTATTCCCGATCATTTTGCAAATCATACATCTGGTCATACCGATTGTTTTGCAATTTTTGAATTCCATTATCCCGGTCATTTTACAAATTGCACAAACAGTTATTCCATTAATTCTACAAGCTGTTCAGATGGTCTTTCCGTTGATCTTACAGATCATACAAGCCGTTATTCCAGTCATCATTATCGTTTTAAAACTGGCAGCAACTATTATCAGAACAGTTTTAGTGCCGTCGATTCAATTTATTTTGCAAATCGTTCAAATTGTTTTTCCGGCTGTTTTGAAAGTCATACAAAACGTTCTTAAAATCATTACAAACGTTATTAAGCTGTTCACATCTGTACTGAAAGGTGATTGGAAAGGTGCTTGGGATGCGATCAAAAATATCACCTCAAGCGTTTGGAACATAATCAAAACAGTCATATCTGCAGCGATTAACGTTGTTAAAACGGTCATTCGAACAGCTTGGAATACTATCAAATCAATTACCTCTTCCGTTTGGAACAGTATAAAATCAATAATTTTGAGCATCTGGAATGGCATCAAAACGACGGTATCAAATGTTGTGAACGGTGTACGTTCAACCATTTCGAACGTGTTCAACAACATCCGAACAATCGTCGGCGACAAGATGAGAGATGCCAAAAACAAAATTACGCAAATCTGGAATCAAGTGCTTTCTTTCTTTAAAGGCATCGATCTGTATGGCATCGGAAAAGATATCATACAAGGGCTAATTAACGGGATAGGCAGTATGGCATCTGCCGTTTGGGAAAAAGCCAGAAGTATCGCGAAAGGCATAACCGATAAGATAAAAAGTGTATTAAAAATCCATTCTCCATCCCGTGTTATGTACGAATTAGGGAAATTTGTCGGACAGGGTTTGAGAAACGGTATTGCCGGCACTGCTGCACAAGTGACGAAAACAGCGCAAACTCTTGCTACAAAAGTTAGAGATGCCATTCAATCAGGCCTTGAAACGAAGGAAACAAAGTCAAAGCAGCTGAATTCTGCAATTCTCACATTGAGACAGCAGGAAAAAGAATTAAATGACATTGCTAAAAAGCGGAAGAGTGTAGTGAATAGAATCGCAGCTCTAAACAAAAAATTGTCTTCCGCAAGATCGAAAAGAGAAAGAACAGCTATTTCTAAACAAATCGCGGCTGAAAGAAAACAATTAGCGTCTTTAACGAAGCAGCAACAGGCTGCGAGAAATCGCGTGAAAAAATCTCAAGTCAAAGTGTCTGAGTTGAAAGCAAACGTGAAAGAGGCAGAAAGACTTATATCACTCAAAAGTCTACAGGGCTACATCAATCAGCAAACTAAAAAATTGAATGCTATTGCAAAGCAGCGAGACACGATAAACGCAAAACTGAAAGACGCTAATAAGAAGCTTGCTGATCTCGTGAAAGAAAGCGAGGAATACGCTAGAAACATTGCTGATAAGGCAAAATCATACGGATCGATTAGCTCTCTTCAGGTTACAAGTGGACAACAAATAGATGCAAATACAATCAAAAATCACTTGCAGCAACGGCTAAAAGACATTCAGGGTTTTGCGGCAAACATCGATAAATTACGTAAAAAAGGACTTAGCGAATCGATTATTTCCGACATTCTAGAACAGGGAATAGATCAAGGTGCAAATTATGCTGCAGCTCTAGCAAATGCAGATGCAGAAACGATTAAACAAATCAATAGCTTGCAAAGTCAAATTACTAAAGCAAGTGATACGCTCGGTAAAAAGGCTGCGGACGCTATGTACAGTGCTGGAATAAACGCGGCTAAAGGGTTGATAAAAGGCCTCGAAAGCCAGAAAAAACAGCTCGACAAAGCAGCCAATGCGATTGCCGACGCTATATCCAAAGCTATAAAGAAAAAGCTGAAAATACACTCTCCGTCTCGTGAAACGAGAGACGAGATAGGAAAACCGGTTGTTCTTGGAGTGATCGATGGGATAGAAGCTTTGAAAGCGAAGGCTGTCAAAGTTGCAGAACAAATGGCATCATGGGTTGTTCCGAAAATCAATTCAGTCCATCAATTGCAGCAACATCCGAATACTTTGAGCACAGCCATTTCCGAAAATACCGCCGCAAGACAACCACTTGAATTACGGATTGAATCATCTGACGTAATACTGGATGGGCGAAAAGTAGGCAGTGTAATTTGGAGGCCGGTGAAAGAAAACATCGATTTTTTTACCGACAGAGAAGCTAGATTTAGGGGGAGTAGATAATGAAAAGCAGATTAAATTTCATAGTTAAAAAAGATGGAAAAATATTCAATATGCACGAACTAGGCATATGGGTATCATCTTTCCATATCTATTCTCCCAACCCTACCAGGAACAAATTAGTTGTTCCTGGTAGACCAGGAGCTTATCTTGTTGGTACGCAGGAAGAAGAAAGGCATGTTCGCATTGCTCTTCAAATAGAGGCTGATGATTTGCAAGAATTCGATGGAATGAAACACAAAATTTTTGAACTGTTTTACAGCGAAGAGCCTTTTTCAATCATTCGAGATATTGCACCAGATAAAGAAATTTTTGTCCTGCAAGAAGGGGAATATGATATCGAAAACTTGAGCGATTCAGACGGTGAATTTGAAATCACGCTCACTATGCTTGATCCGTATCTGTGCGGGCCCGAAAAAGAAGCGTTTTTTCCGTCTGATGTGGTGTCACTCCCATACAACGGAACAGCGCCGGGCGATCCGATCTTTGAGATGGAAGTTTTACAACCCGTCACGTTCGCAATGATTCAAAATCAAAACAAAGAGTATATGATGATCGGCAAACCTATTGATGTTGAAACACAAGTGCCCGTACAAAGAGAAGAACGTATTCTTTGGGATCAGATGGCGACAACAACAGGTTGGGCGGTCGCTGAAAAAGTGGATGGTGCGGTTGCTGGTTCTATTGAATCAACTGGTTACGCCTTTCAGCCGAAGGATTACGGAACTGGTACAGGTTGGCATGGTCCGGCATTAAAAAAGAGTTTGTCAGAAGTGGTAACCGACTTTCATGTCGAGGCGATTGTCGAATTATACAACGGCAATCCTGCTATGATTGGGAGAGTGGAAATCTATTTACTTGATGAATCAGGAAACATAATAGGGAAGATTGCATTGAAAGATGTTAATGTCGGCTCCAGTACAACATATGGAGAAGTGCGAATCGGTGACGGTGACGTAAACTATCATTTAATCGATGAAACAGGCGAATACCCGTGGACGTGGAATAATTTCTATGGAATATTGCGTATCGGCCGTCATAATGGGGAATGGTTTGCCTACATTGCGAAAATTGACCAAGCAACTGGAAAACATCACTCTCGTATGTACCACACATATACAGATACGGATAAACAGTTTACGAAAAATCTCGCACAAATTGCGGTTCACTTTGGGCAAATGGGGACGTATAAGCCTGCGAACGTGCGGATACAAGACATCAAAGTGTACAAATGGAATCCGATCACGCAATCGGAGATTCCATATATTGCCCAAACAGGCGATATCATAACATTTGATCACACGACAAAAGATATCTTGATCAACGGAGAAAGTCGAAAAGACTTGAAAGATTTTGGGGCGAGGTTTTTTGAGTTGGTAAAAGGCGAAAATCAGTTTGTGGTTTTACCGTCAAACTCGTTTGCAGTCAGAGTAAAATACCGAGAACGTTTCTTGTAAATGGTGAAGTTATATATAAGAAGGTCAGCTGGATTCTGACCTTCTAGCAGATATTAACCACGGAAACGATTTCTGCGGTCTCTTTCAAAAGCTTGCTTTTCGGTAATTTCGTTTGTTAGATACCCTATTGCTGGTGGAGAGTAGACTAGCTGATAAAAGATTTCAGTTAGAGCTTTTTCTAAATTTGGATCGTTGATATTGTTCGATTTAAGACATTTACTAATAATTTCCGAAATATTTTGATTCATACATTTTTCACCTCCTCATATGGAATATGTTACTAAATTTTTAGGAAGGGATGAATACACTATGAAAATATTAACCAATAAAAAGTTACAAAAAATTATAAATGAGTTGAAAGAATATATTGGTATTTGTGTAGATATTTCAGAAAGTAAAGCTGTATCAGAAGCTGTTTATCGAGTTGAAAAAGAAATTGAAAGCCCTATTAATAAGCGGTTGATAGAGATTAATGAGGAGTTAGATCAATTGAGAGAACGCATTGAGAAATTGGAGAAAAAATAAGTAAGAATATTTGGCGTACTTGCTTTTTATTTTTATAGGAGGTGATAACATGATCCACATTACCGATTCACAAACTGATCGAATATTGGATTTTATCCAAGAAGAAGAATTTTGGGATGATAAACATTACAAATCGCTCAAAGACACGTTAGAAACGTTCGATTTCGTCACGTTTGCAGATAAACGTTTTTCAGAACATCTTGCAAAACGAAACCGTATCATCATTCCCGACGAGGACGGAAAATATGTTGAATTTGTGATCGAAAACACACGGAAATACCGTGATTCGAGCGGCGGTTTGTATATCGAAGTCTACACAAGTGCAACATACATTGAATTGACAAAAGCAAAAGTGATTAAGCCGCAAACAACTCCGGCTTGGACAGCGGAACAACATGCGGAATGGGCGCTTGCAGGTACGGAATGGGAAGTCGGTGACGTTGATTTTAGCGGTAGTAGAACGCTGACAATTGAGCAGCATACAAACCCATACGCTTATTTAAAACGTCTTGCAACTGAATTTGATTTGGAGTTACATTTCCGTGTTGAAGTGGACGGAACCAAAATTGTCCGGCGTTATGTCGATCTTATTGGACGTGTCGGCACTTGGAACGGACGTGAGGTTGAATTTGGGGAAGACCTGATCGGCATTGAACGGAAAGAAGATTATTCGAATCTTGTGACAGCATTGCTTGTTATTGGTCCGGAACGTGACGACGGCACACGGTTAGAGGTGTTTGTCGAAGATAAAGAAGCTTTGCAACGATGGGGGCGGAATGGAC